CCACATTAATTGGTATTTGTTTTTTAGTTTATGATATTCGGGAACTACTTGCGTAAATGATCCTGCTTTAGATTCTTTAACTGTAATTAAACTCATTGGCATTTCAATACCGTTAGTTGAATTAATAACAACGCTGCTAGACTCAACAGGGGCCACGGCCATTTGCGTAGCGTTACGAACTCCATGCTCTTTCATTTGTGTGCGTAGTGTTTCCCAATCTAGTTCTGGAGTAAAGTCTGCTAGTTCGTTAGCACCATTAGCACGTAGTTCCCACGGAAACACACCTTGTCCGTATCGTGTTTGATCGCTGCCTTCACACTTGCCTCGTTCCTTAGCTAACTCAACACTTGCCTCAGTTAAGTAGAATGCTTGGTGTTCCATCCACGATTTGATTTCGCCTAGTGCATCCTTCTCACCGTACTTTAGACTGCGCTTGGCGTGCCAATAAGCTAAGTTGGTAATTCCAATGCCTAGTGGGCGAATTTCATCATTGCTTAGTTTGCTTTGTATACTTAGAAAATCTTGATAATCAAGAATATTGTTAAGGCTACGATGGAGTATACGACAAGCACGGCGCATGTCCTCAGGATTGCGGAAGGCACCCCAGTTAATGGACCCAAGGGTGCAAAGAGCAATTCTGCCCTCTGGATCGTCGAGCCTCTTAAATGATTTCGTAGGTAATAAGATCTCACAGCATAAATTTGACTGATATATAGTGTGGTATTCAGGATCAAACGGCCCTTGCTTCATTACATTGTCAATGAACACAAGATATATTCTGCCTGTATCAGTTCTCTCCTTTAGTATACCACTCTTGAATACTTCTTCAGCACTCATAGACTTTTTACGTAAGTCTTTACGTTTTTCGTACTTGACATACAGTTCTTCAAAGCGTTCAGTGTTTTGATAGAATGCTTCGTACAAGTCAGGCACTTCATTGGGATCAAAGAACGTTATGTTTTCTTTGTTCTTGAATCGTCTCCAGAAGAAAGCACTAAGCACAACCCCATAATCCATATGACGGACTCGTGTTTCTTCGGTTCCTTGGTTGTTCTTAAGCACAATAAGATCATCAAACTGAAGATGCCAAATAGGATAGAATACAGTAGCACTAGCATTACGAATGCCTCCTTGTGAACATGAGCGTAGGTCTCCAAACCACTTCTTCAAGAATGGCACCATACCTGTATGCATGATCTCCCCACCTCTGATGGGACTACCTAGTGATCTTAGACGACCGATTTCTAAACCAATGCCAGCACGTTTGCTAGCATATTTGGCCATCATTTCGCCGCTAGCAAAAATAGAATCCAGATCGTCGTCGGAGCGAATAAGTACGCAACTTGAAAACTGTTTGGTGGGAGTCCCCAAACCAGCCAACACGGGTGTAGCAAGAGTAAACAAACCATCGCTAGCCGCATTATAATATTCTTTAATATATCGCATCCTTGAGGCGTTTGGTTCTTCTTTGTGGAACACAGTGGCCGCTGCCACCATGTAACGAATTTGTGGAGTCTCATAAGTTTCCTTAGTTGCACGATTTTTAACAAGATACTTTTCGATCAATTGTTCAATGGCAGCATATGAATATTGCTCATCTTTATCGTGATCCAACATGTCATTCATCTTGTTCCAGTCGTCTTCACTGTACCACTCAAGAAGTTCTGTTGTATAGAGACCAATTTCAATATTTTTCTTTACAATAGAATACAGACTTGGAACTGTATAAGACCCGTATACGTCTTTGCGTAGCATGCTCAGTCGTTGCTTGCCTGCTACGAATTGGTAATTAGTATGCCCAACATCTGGATTTTGTTCAACATCGATTAGATCAACTATTGCACGGAGAGTAATACCGTCAATGTCTTCAGTTGTGATGCCATCATAAAAATGTAACTGCGCTTTAATTTCGATCATTGACTGACTTACATCAGCGATCCCTTTGCAGACTTTTGCTACTTGATTTTGCCATTTTTCAATAGTCAGTGGTTCTTTACTTCCGTCTCTTTTAATTACTGTAATAGTCATGTGTATCTTCTCTGCAAATCTTTTGAAACAATATTTATGGTAAATCTATGCCAGACCAAATAATGTTGGTTGGGCATTTCATTTCGCACACATCAACTACTGATGCGTACTCGTAGTTTAAAACATGTTTTTTGTTAACAACAAGGAAAAATCTTTGAGATTTTTTTTGTTCTGGCATAGACATATGTATCTCAAAATTTAAATCTATAAACCGCTGTGTTAATTTAATAGTGTACAGCATTCCAAGAGCAATTGCAAGATCATCATATTGATTATCCAGCACTAAATGCCACGGGTCAGGCCAGTTGGAGGGGGTATTAGAATCTATAAACGAATTAACAAATGGGGCTTTGCTCCAAAATTGAGATACATCCAAAAAAGGAGTATTACTCAATTCTAATTGTTGCCTAAAATCTTTCCATTTAATTAATCGTTCGGTTCCGAACGAATCAAACATTGCAGTTTATGCACCGTAAGAAATGTTATAAGAGATAGATCCTGTTTCTCCGGTAGCTGTTGGATTGGTGTATGACAACACTAACGTCTCTTCAGTACTATCTCCAGAGCGACTCTGGATAGAAACTGCGAATTCAAAATTTGTCATTAATGCTCCCCCTCTATCGGTTGTTAAAAATGGTGAATACTGATACTCGTCAGTGATCGATGAATTGGTATGATCATCATCTAGTGTGATAGTGAGCTTACCAACTCTTGAATATGCATTTAATTTTAAAAAATATTCCACATAGAAATATCTGTTTCTGGTATCAAAAACAGCCAACGGCAATCCGCCATCTGTTTTGTATATGTTGGCATAATTTCTGTCAATAAATTTAGCTGCGCTAGCATTAAGGGCGTCTGAGAACCCAGATGCTGTTAACGCCGATGAATCTAAAATTGCCTGTGTTCTGTTGGTGTTACAATTGATTAATCGATTATTTTTATTTTGTCCAAACTCAACAATTGGATATTTTGGACCAGACGCATTGTTAATACCATTTCCGCAATCGGAAAATTGGCATGAATCAAACAAAGTGTCAGTGCCGTAATTAGTAACAAACGCTTGTTTAGCAATTAATTCAAACGTTGTTCCAAGGAATACCCAGCGATTACTTTGATCTGGCTCACCATTGATGTATACTCCAATATCGTTTTCGTAAAACTTACAATCAGTAAAAAACAATTTTGTTTCTGTAGGAAAAGATTGTAAACACTTGACCGAAATCAAATTCTTTTCAAATTTGCATTCTGTAAATGTAACATTATCAACTTGAAGATCTATAATACTATTCTGCCAAACCAATGCGGCATTTGCAGTCAATGGTGAGGTTGTAATATCTACAATAGGTATTTCATAATCACCTAGCCAGGTTACATTAGAAAACTTAGAATCGCCAAGACCTGTCAATACAAATTGTCCGGATGTTCTAAAAATTGTAAGATTACTGATGTTGACATTTTTAGGTCTAGTAACTGATGTTACACTGGTGCTGACTTCGTCACCATCTTCGGTAATAAAATAAATGTTGTTTGAGCCGATGTTTAATGTAACACCGTTTTGAGTTTCACCTTGAATAATAGCTGTGCTTGGTATTCTAAGATCCTGTGTGAACAGATAGTTACCGTTGGGAATTACTAAAACTTTTTTATATGTTGCATTTGTAGTCTGAAACAACTCACTAAACGCATATTGAAATGCCGCGGTGCAGTCAGTATTTCCTAGTCTTACAATATCAAATGTGTCACCGATAAAATCTGCAATAGACACATACTCATCTAATTTACTTTGTAAAGAGCGAGAAACGCTGTAAGACATAGCAGGGTCGGTTGATGCAAATCGATAGGCGGCTGCTAATTCTAAAATGTTATCATGTTCTGTAAGTATCTTTGTATTACCTACGTACGGTGCGCCTTCAGTAATTGAACCGTTGCCGATAAACAATTCTTGAGAATCTATTGCCCATGCAAATTCTGCTGAACTAAGTTGCGGAACCCCTGTGTTAGAGATTTTCTTTCCTCGTCTAACCTGGATTTTCGATATTTGAATTACAGCCACTTTGATATCCTCTATGTTCTATAGAGTATTTATCTACCTAGACTGTAGTATTCCTCTACCTTGTTAAGCCAAGCGTCCTGCCACTTGTTGAAGTCTTTGGGTTCTAGTGTAAACTGTTGATATTCAAAAGCACGGCTGCACATAAAGATAACACCCTTGCGAATGTCTGTGCCGTAGACTTCATTATGTGCTAATATATAGGCCATTAGCTGTAAGTAATAATCTTCTACCCATTCTGCTTTCTTGGGCTTGTTAGTTTGCTTGTAATCGCAAACAGCTGGTTCTCCCTCGTGAACTGCGATCAAGTCTGTTGTGCCCGAGAACAAGCCGGGAAAGTATAGGCTCTGTTCCATTGCCCATATTTCGTTTACCTTGCTTAGACCTTTTTCAATAATGACATCAGCCATTTTGTTGGCCTGAATGTGTACGGGATTGTTTCCAGGTTGGCGTTGCATGCCGCACACAAATCGTTCTAGGTTTCCGTGCATGGCTGTGCCTACCCCTGCAGCTTCTGTGGTGATCTGTTGTGCTTTGGCATGACCTACTTTATCTCGCCATTCATTCAAATGGGTCATGTCTTTAGTGGCACTAAGGATAGTAGTAACGCTAGGCAGGCTTTCGCCGTCGGGGGTTAAGTAGACACGCTTGCGTGTAACTGGATCGTTAACTTGCTGGCAGTTCTTGTATTGGAACTTTTCAACAAATGGAGGTGGTGTATAATTAGTAGTCATCCTGTATATATTACAGGAAAGATTTTAGTTTGTCAAGCCTGAGCGGCTAATTGTTGTGGAGCAGCTGATGCTGCCATTTTATCTACTTGATCTTGACTAGTTTTTTCACTGCTGCCTTGATCAGTTTGGTTATCATCATTTGGTGCCCCTGGAACATTTAAAACAATTCCATCGGCATTGAAGTTTTTAACAAGTGATTGGATCACAGGACTAGAATCGTACATCGATTTAAAAGTTTCATAGTCTGCCGATAGCTCACTGCCACTAGACATTGACATCTGATTCAACGCGGCCCAGTTCAAAGAAACTGGCGATTTCTTTGAAGCTGCACGTCCGATAATATTTCGTAATGTAATTACGAAACTATCAACGTTATCTAAATCTTCCGCAAATTCAAAAAATCTCATCGTATAGCCGCCAATTGTTTTTGTAGATCTGCTAACTGTTCTTGCGTTTGCTTAATTTGATCTTGTATTTCTTTTTTTTGATTAGCGCGATCTAATGCCTGCTGTGCCTGCATCTTGGCCTGTGCTTGTGGGTCATTAGTTACACCGCCTGCCACTGCACCACCTACTGCGGCTGCACCCCTAGCCACTGCACCGCCTACTGCGGCTGCACCTCTAGCAATGCCGCCAACGGCAGCGCCCACAGCTGGAAGGATTTCGTCCAGCTGTAGATCATTTTCTTTTAGATCAGATAGACGCATTATCCTGCTAATACTCTTAACAGACTGTTTTGACGATCAATACTTTCTCTCTTCTCACGGCCTGCGGTTTCTGCACCACCCGTTGCTGGCTCGGCTGTGGCAAATTCATCGTCCGCACCCATTTCTAGATCTGGATTCATTGCATCTGGGTCTGCCGGTCCTGCTAAGTCGTCCATTCCGTCGTCTGCTGGAACTTCACCTGCTGGCTCACCACCTAACATCTCAACACCTTGTTCTTCGCCTGTTAGCGCACGAACACTGGTGCTTAATGCTTCACGTGTTGCTTTTAAATTTTCTAATGCAGACTGAATTGCTGGGGCACAAGCACTGATAAATTGCTTGGCTTGTTCAGCGCCCATTTCGTCACGGATGCTGTCACCCAATGTCAATAGTGTGTCATTTTCCATGCCGCTCAATTCTTCAATCCAACGGCCCACTCTGTCAACCATTGTTTTTGCTGTGACGATCGCAGATGCCTGCTGAATCTCACCTTCTCTTAAATTTCTCATACTTTCTCCTATTGATTCTTTCATATTGTGTTCAATCCATTGCATAACGTCCCAAAGATCGTTTACCAATTGATTTGGTCTGACTGGGTCGCCTTGCCCAAGTTCAGCCATTTTAGATTGTTTTCTAAGATTTGCCAAAAGATCAACAGCATCTTTAGCATTGTTAATGTACGCTTCGTTTGTGTTAATATCTTCTGTTGGTTCAACACCTTTTTCGTGTTGTCTTTTCATGTAATCTCTAGCTGTGTCGAGATAGTCAACAGCCAGTGTAATTTTAGCTTGTACCCACTCTGGTAGATCTTCATCAGAATCTAAAATGCTTTTTAATTCTGCTGCTGCTTCTTCGCCAGTGGATAGTTGTCCTTGCGCCATTTCGCCTTCGCGATCATATTCGCTAGGATCTGGATCAGCATGCATGTCGCTTTCTGCCTCAAATCCTTCGTTGCCCTGTGAGCCTACTTGTTCAGCATAGTCTTCTTGTGCATATGCTAGGGCCTCTTCGTGCTCATAGCCGCCTGGTTGAACCATTTCTGTACACCAGTCGTCATCTAGCTTGTTGTTGCCGTCACCTTGACAGTAGCCTCTAAGCGAGTTTGGATCTACTTGGCCGTTGACTACTTCGTAAGTGATAGTACCATCACCGGTTTCACCATCATCACCTGTAAACATATACTCCATTTCGTAGGTGTCGCTTGGAGCTTCTTGGACAGTGTATTCTGCACGTTCTGAAATTTCAGCATTGATAGCATCAAGCATCCATTGTGCTTGTGTAAATGCATCGTTTTCCACAGTTTCATTAAAGCTCGATTCGCTACGCACTTGACTGACTTGTGTACGTAGTTTGTTACGAGCATCTTGAAGTTGTTCTAGATCAAACGATTCTAGGTTGATTTTTTTGCCAAAAACCTTTTCAATACTTTCATTAAGTTTAAGGGCTGTTGTTACAAAAATGTCTGATGTTCTCATGTTTACTGGGTCCAGATTGTATCTTATATTTATTCAGAACGCAGCCAAGTGTTCGGCTTTTTTCTTTGCTAAAATTGTTCTATCTTTGCTGTCACAATACCGTGCCCACAGCATGTCGGCACGATCGTGGTCCTTGGCCTTGATGGCACTTTGATACTGTGCCCTTAACAGTTGACTATCAATAAACCAACGTCCATACTCCTGATCTGCTCGATACAATTTATCAGCTGTTATTGACTGATTTCCTGTGGCTAGTAAATTAGCTAGTTTAATGGCCACTGCATTTAGGCTAACTTCTTTGTAAATTAAATGAGTTCTAAGCCATATATGTTTAATTGCTCCATCACTGACGATCTTTGCTTCGCCCACAAGGATACCGTCCGCTACTTTAACAGGTAGAATTGGATTCTTTTGGATTGCAGAGCGTAGTGTTTGCTCTAAGCGTTTAGAAATGTCAGTCATAAAAAAAGGACCTATGGTCCTTATTTAAGTGTGTAAGTTTTACAGTCCCAGGAACTTGAGTATGTGTGGAAAATTAATAGCATTAATCCAACCAGCACCAGCTGCAAACGCCAGGCCAACCATGGCATACATTGTGAATTTACTTTTAACTCTTTCCAACTCGTTGATCTTTTGGTACAAATCACTGTGTTGTGCGTCAGATGCCTGTGACATTTCTGATAATTTTTCAGTAAGCAAATCGCGAGTGTTATCTAGACAGTCGTGCATGTCTCTGACGCCTACTTTGAGTTCGTCAAGTTTTTCTTCGATGTTAATAACTTTAGTTTCAACTACAGCTACCCGCTCAGGTAGTGCAGTTAGTTGTGCTACCGCTTCTTTCGTGGCCATGTATGGCTATCTCCAATGTTATAAGTCAAGAGCTCGCTCCGAGCCATGTGCCTAATGTATGATTGAATGCCTAATGGTTTTGCCTGTTAACTTATATTTATACGATTACACCAATTTCATGACCCATGTGTTCAACTTGTTTTTAGTTAAAAAACATGCCGGATCAATATCGGCTGTATTATTTAGTATGGGAACCACAGGAACTCCATGCAGGTCATCTAATAAAAATCCCACAGGGTCATCATCTTTTAAAAACTCATCAGTTCTCTCAGTTTCAAATTGCCATATCCAGTAGGCAGCTTTACCTTTAAATGGCGAGGGTAGTGTACCATTAGTCATTTTGGGATCAGTATGCCAACTGACGTTTGCTCTTAGGCCAATTGCCTGTACAAGAGAATTAAAATTGGCCTGTTGTCCAATTTTAACTTTGTTTGTTTCGGATCGTGTGGCATTGCTTCGTGTGATGTCTACCAAGGTGATGATTTCGTAACGTGCCATAATATGCTATTATTTAAGTCAAGAAACAGGAGTCAACAAAAAAGGACCCGAAGGTCCTTTAGTGCTTCCCATCCCTGAGAATAAACTAGCTATTAAACTGGAGTTTGATCAAAATCAGCAATAACTGACATTGTTACACCAGTAACGCCACGGTAACTAGAACCTGCTGTTAAAGTACCTGTACCTTGTACTGCAACTTGCACAGCATCAGTTGTTCCGCTAGTGAATACTCCTGATTCTGTTAGTACACTAACACCTACTACTGTAACTGCGTCATCGGTACCTGCTGTACCGCCTGTGCCTAACAAACGAATTACATCGTTTAGTTCTGTTTGTGTCATATTTGTCTTTGCAAGACTTAAAATACGTGTGCGGCCAGCAATACCGTTACCGGCTTTTGCTACGTTAAAGTTAGCACCTACTGTTGTTGATCCAACTGTTGTTGAAATGATATTTGCCATGATATGTTCTCCTAATCAATGATCCCGCTCAGGGACCGGCATATTATATAAGAACCACCTTGATTCTTATACAGTATTTAGTTCGTTTGGAAAAAAGTGTGCTTAATCGGCTCTAAACGGAGTCCAACGATCACGTGGAACTAGTTTGACACCATGACCAGTGCTCATGTAGCCTTCGCCGCCTGGCTTGCCACCTGTAGTAGCAGTTACATCACCTTCTGCACTGTCAAGCTCGCGGATTACTTCATCTTTGGCTTTCATTAACTCACGCACTAGATAAAATATATCTTCTAGGGCGCCTGCGTGTGTGCCAGCTAGAGCAATGATTTTCTGCTGTTTAGCAGGACTAACTTTGCTAGTAGATAACCAGTTTAAGAACGCATCAGGTGTGATCTTGTCAAGTGCTTTGGCTTTGCTTTGGTTATTAACAAAGGTATAGATAATAGTCTGTAGGTCACTAAGCCCTGCAACTGGTGCTAGGAACTTGTCGATTAATGCACTCTTGCTGTTGGCAATTTTTTCAATTGCTCCTAGGTTATCTGCATTGACTGCGGGCTGATGATTTACGTATGTTTGTCCTAACACAATTAACTGTGGATTAACATTTAGTTGTTTTACATCATTTAGATCGTCGCCGTCTTTATCTCCAAATGCTGCCAGTTGCTTGTGTGCTGCGACCGCAATCTTTGCTTTGGCAATCCTACGTCCCAGTTCGCTTGCACCTGTTACTGCATAGGTTGTTTGGTTAGGAGTAAATGACATCTTGCCATTGGCTCCTTGATAAGGTTTGCCGGGATGAAAAAGGATGTCACCGTAGATGTACCCACGGAAGGCTGATGGAGTTCCTGCTTCAAAGATAGGCCATAGTGCAGCCATATCGTTGGCAAACTTCTCACGCCAATCTTCGCCCTTGCCGCGGCTCATGATAAACTGTTTTAGTTCTTCTGGACTGCTAGACTTACCTTCTTCACGTCCCCAATTGTTCTTGCCCACCATACGGAATGTGCCATCTGGTTCACGTCCCCAATACACTGTGGGGTTTCCGTCCCATTTGACCGTAACGTCTTTGGCATCTTGTGCTAGACTCTTGAGAATTTCTACAGCACGTTTAGCACCACTAGGTTCTGTGAATACTAGATCCTCTAAGTGGTTGAACTCTCTACCTACTTTTTTAGGAGCAGGAGTTTCAGATTCTATTAAAAATTCAAATGCTCTCATTTCTTTTTAGCCTTGCCAGCTTTCATGTTAGCCAGCCAATGTGCCATGCGAGCTTTTTCGCCTGTACTGTTCTTAGCAGTTTTTCTTAGGCTACTAACACTGGCTTTGGTATTAACGCCACTACGTTTAGCAAGACCTTTGCGTCCAGGCTTTTTGCCATCAGCAAAGTTTTCTTTGATGTCAACATCGGGAACATCTACAACCCAAACTTTAGGATCATGTCCTTGATCCAATAGTGTAGCGATGCGAGTATTACCGGCAATTAGATCCAAATAACCGTCAGGCCAACGACCTACAATAGGTAGTTCGACTTTGCCACGATTTACCAGTACAGCCGCTCTTTTT